TTTTGCGTCACAGGTGACAAAAAGGTACGGTAATTACGTCTCCTCGCAGTTCACTGATCCGCGTGACAGAGCCACGGCATACTGCGTTCCTAGACAAGTAGACCCAAATCAGGTAAAGGTATATTGATGTTACAAGCTCTTATAGGACCAATATCGTCCCTAGCCGGAACATGGTTAGAGGGCAAGGTCGAGAAAACAAAAGCGGAAGCTGGAGCCAAGGTCGCCAAGGCCAAGGCTGAAGCCGTTATCATGGAGAAGAAGGCCACCGGAGAGATCGACTGGGATCTTGAGATGGCGAAAGGTAGTCAGAACTCGTGGAAAGACGAGTGGCTGACAATCTTGTTCTCTGTGCCTTTGGTGCTAGCGTTCTGTGGAGATTGGGGCAGACAGGTCGTGACAGACGGTTTTGTCGCATTAGAAGCGATGCCGGAGTATTACAGGTATACGCTTGGAATTATCGTAAGTGCCAGCTTTGGCACAAGAGCAGCAACAAAGTTCTTCGGAAAGAAGTAGGAGTCTCTCATGCCAAAATCTAAATACACTGAAAAGCAGATGAAGATTGCCCGTGTGGCAGAACCGCGTGATGCAATCACAGGCGCTGACTTTGAAGCTATGAACAATAGCAAAATGGGCGGTGGCATGATCAACTACGCCGAGGGCGGGGATGTTCGTAAAGAGATGCTGATGCAGATGCTTGAGGACGCTCGTGAGAACAATGATGATGACAAGATCATCGAGATCGAAGCGGAACTCTTCCAAATGGGTGACGGTGAAGGCATGATGGGCGGCGGCATGGTAAAGCGCCCTGGTTATAAGCACGGTGGCAAGGTTAAGGGCTATCGTAGCGGCATGTCTGTCAATGCAAGCAAGGGCAAGGGTTGTGGTGCCGCAATTTCTGGCCGTGGTTACAGCGGAACGTACTAATGCCTATTATTACGATCAGCATTTTACCGGATGGTGCCATACCGGTAGACAAGATGTCCGATGGTGGGGACAGCTGCCCAGCACCCACCAAAGATGATGTGTTGAACGCTGAGAATAGGCGTAAGGCAGAGGATGAAGCGGCGTATGGTAGCGCGACAGATTCTAGCCGGATTTGTGGCACTTGCGCGGCCTACAACCAGACAGACGAAATGCTTGAATGTATCGGAGATGACTCTGGAGATTTGGGCTATTGTCAAATTTGGAAGTTTACTTGTCGGTCAGAGAAGTGGTGCGAGAGTTGGGCAGAGGGTGGCCCAATGACAAGTGACGCACAAGCAGACTACAAAGATATTATATAATGGATGTTGCAGACTTCGCAAAATTTGTTTATAACTTGTTGGCGAAGCGAGAAGAACAGATCGCTGACATGTTGACATCTGGTGGTGTTTCAAACTTTGAGCAGTACCAGCGGTTGGTGGGAGAAGTACAGGGACTTGTCTACGCCAAGGAAGAGATCAAAGCCCTGCTGGAGAAAAACGTAGACGATGGCGAAGACATTATACGTTCCTGATCACATAGCGCGATCAAAAGCAAAAGACCCAGTTTCCGCAGAATCTGCATATGTAGAGTCAGAGAAACGAGTTTTAGACCCCAGTCTCATAGACAAATCCCTGAAAGAACGCCTGCCGCAACCAACTGGTTGGCGGCTTCTTGTTATGCCTTATCAAGGCAAGACCAAGACCGAGGGCGGGATCATTATACCTACCGAAGCTCGTGAGCGTGAGGCGTTGGCTACTGTTGTGGCTTATGTTCTCAAGCTAGGACCGTTAGCGTACCGGGACCCCAACAAGTTTGGTGATGACCCTGAAGCGTGGTGCCAAGAGGGCCAGTGGGTATGTATTGGTCGGTATGCAGGTTCACGGTTCAAGATTGACGGCGGCGAGGTTCGCATCATCAATGATGATGAGGTGATCGCTACTATTCTTGAACCCGATGATGTGAAGCATGTCTGAGGAGATGGTGATGGCAGAAGCTCAAGCAGTTGAAGAAGAGAATGTTGAGGTAACACTTGACGAGGATCAGAAACAGCCAGAGGTACAGGAAGACGCTCCTCAAGTAGAGGAAACGTCTGCTAAAGATGCTGACGGCGATGAACTAGACAATTATAGCAAGGGTGTGCAGAAGCGCATCAAGAAGCTAACAGAAAAGTATCGCTATGCAGAGCGCGACAAAGAAGAGGCTGCTCGTCTGGCAGAAGTGCTCAAGCAAGAGAACGAAAATTTAAAGACTAAACTTAGCAATCTTGATCAAGGTTATTTGTCTGAATACGGCACTCGACTTGATTCGCAACTTGATACAGCAAAACGCTCGTATCGCGAGGCTCATGATCGCGGTGACGTTGATGCGATGTTTGATGCGCAACAGGCGCTATCTAAAATCTCTATTGAGCAAGAGCGGTTCCGTCTGGCTAAACAGCGGCAGGAACAGCAAGTTGCACAGCCTGTGCCTCAACCCACAGAGGTCCAGCAGCCGGCGCCTCAAGCGGCGGCGAAGCCTGACCCGAAAGCTGAGAAGTGGGCAGAAAAGAACACATGGTTTGGTGAAGATGAGATCATGACCCAAGCCGCATTTGTTATTCATAATAATCTGGTCAACGAAGAAGGGTTTGACCCGAACAGCGATGACTACTATGATGAATTAGACAACCGTATCAAAAATCGGTTTCCGAATGATATGGGTGTTAAACAGAACGAGGGAAGTTCTAGGGTCGCCTCGGCTTCAACTTCCGCATCTCGTAGTAACCGACAGGGGCGCAGGACCGTCAAGTTGTCACCATCACAGGTGGCTATGGCAAAGAAACTTGGGGTTCCTTTAGAAGAATACGCCAAGTATGTAAAGGACTAAGCCATGAGTGACGCAAGACAACCACGGTCAACACAAACCCGCGATAAAGCAACGCGCAGAAAACCATGGGCACCGCCCAGCCGATTAGATGCACCTGCTCCGCCTGATGGATATACCCATCGTTGGATCCGGACTTCTCTTAGAGGCGATGACGACAAAATGAACGTCCACTCCAAACTTCGTGAGGGATGGGAACCAGTCAGAGCTGACGAGTACCCCGGATATGACTATGCGGTGATTGACGAAGGCACACATGCTGGTGTTATTGGCAACGGTGGACTAATGCTCGCCCGAATACCTGAAGAGACAGCGCAGGAAAGATCCGCGTATTACGGGAACCGGACCCGCGAACAAATGACGGCTGTAGATCAGGATCTCATGAAGGAGCAACATCCTTCCATGCCTATCAGTAATGAAAGGCAAAGTCGTGTAACTTTCGGAGGTCGTAAACGCGACTCCGAGTAATTAGAGGAGTATTGCTATCATGGCAAATACTAATGGTGCCTTCGGACTTCGTCCGATTGGTGTGGTCGGTCAGGCCGCAAACACCACTGGTGCGACTGAATATCGTATCGCCTCTGGAAACACAAACGCGATTTTCCAAGGATCCCCTGTTATCCCGCTGTCAACTGGCTTCATTGACATTGTTGGCGCGGCGGCTGGTGGATCTGTAGGTCTTGTTGGTGTTTTCTGGGGTTGCGAATACGTTTCGTCTACCACTGGTGAGAAAATTTTCTCAAACTACTGGCCTGGTTCTGGCGCGGACTCAAATCATCCCGTCAAAGCCTTCGTGTATGACAACCCAATGCAAACATTTGTTATCGCATCAGACGCTTCATTGACTAATGAATCGACTGCACGCGGTCATGTGTTCGCTAACGCAAACTTTGCGGCTGGTGCTTCTGGTTCAACAACCACAGGCATTTCATCCGGTAAGTTGGGGGTCAGCACAATCGCTACTACTGCTGCCTTGCACCTTCGTATCATCGGCATTCAGGATGATGTGGAGAATCAAGACTACGCAGCGGCTGGTATTGGTCTAATCGTTCGATTGAATAACAGCTTCAACTCACCAAACGGTGCGATTGTCGCTGGTACTCCATCGACTACCGGCGTATAAGGAGGCTCACTAAATGGCTATTTCTCGCGCACAACTGGCGAAAGAGCTGGAGCCGGGCCTCAATGCCTTGTTTGGCATGGAGTACAACCGGTACGAAAACCAGCACGCCGAAGTTTTCACCACTGAGTCTTCAGATCGTGCATTTGAAGAAGAGGTCATGCTTTCCGGGTTTGGCGCCGCTCCGACTAAGTCGGAAGGTTCCGCCGTCAACTTTGACGATGCCAACGAAGCATATACCGCTCGGTACAACCATGAAACCATTGCACTGGCGTTTTCAATCACGGAAGAAGCTGTGGAAGACAATCTCTATGATCGTCTCTCTACTCGCTACACTCGTGCTCTTGCCCGTTCAATGGCACACACAAAGCAGGTCAAAGCAGCTAGCATTCTTAACAATGCGTTTACGGCTGGTGCGTCTGCTGGCGGTGACGGTGTTGCACTCTGTGACGCATCACATCCGCTTACAAACGGTAGCACGTTTGCTAACGAACCAGGCACAGCCGCTGACCTGAACGAGACCTCACTCGAGGACGCTCTGATCAGCATCGCTGGCTTCGTTGATGAGCGTGGCCTGAAAGTCGCACTGCGCGGTACTAAGCTGGTGATTCCTCGTCAGCTCCAGTTCGTTGCAGAACGTCTGATGGTGTCAAACCTCCGTGTCGGTACTGCTGACAACGACATCAATGCACTTCGGTCAATGGGAATGCTTCCTGACGGTTACGCCGTTAACGACTTCCTGACAGATCCAGATGCATTCTTTGTCCTGACAGATGCTCCTCGTGGCTTCGTCCACTTTGAGCGTGTTCCTCTGTCTACACAGATGGAAGCAGACTTCGACACAGGCAACATGCGGTTCAAGGCTCGTGAGCGTTACAGCTTCGGCTTCTCAGACCCACGTTGTGTGTTTGGTTCACCAGGTGCATAAAGATCCTAGTCCTCCATACTGGGTAAAGGGCGGCTTTTCAGCCGCCCTTTTTTCTGTTAGTCTGTAAGAACCTTACGCGATGTAAGTTTCCTCCCTAAACTCGGAGCCGTCTTAATTGCGGCTTCGCTTTTTTTCGTGTATGCTAGATTTACCCTGACAGGTCCAGTGTGGATCTGACACTAGCCACGACAGGAGATTTACATGGCTAATACTACCTTTAGCGGACCAGTCCGCTCCGAAAACGGATTCAGTGCGATTGCAAAGAACGCAACCACAGGCGCCGTGACCAGCAACATTTCTATGACTACCTACACAGCAAGCATTACGATTGCTGCTAGCGGTACATCTCACAAAGAAGCGTCTATTGGCATTCCTGCCAACTTCATTCCAATGGGTGTAGCGGTTGTTGTTACAGGTGCTACTGCAAACAACATCAACCTTGTAGACATCGGCACAGACGCTGATACAGATGGTTTTGTTGACGGCATCACTGTTGCTCTCAACTCAACTGGTTTCAAAGGTTTCTTCCCTTGTAACGGTGTTCTTGGCATGTCTGGTGGCACAACCACTGCTGCTACTGAAACTCCGGACGAAGTAGAGGTTGTGATTTCTGGTACTGCTGGTGCTGGAGGTGTCTTGGTACTGAAGTTCTTCGGAATTGATACTACTTCTGACACAGCTTAATAGGAGGGCACTATGGCTGCTTCTATTTTTGCAAAGACGGCGACAGCGACTGGCACCTTAAATGGTGGTAGAACTCGACTGAAGGCTTTCTATGTACAGACCGCGTCTAGTGGTTCCCCACAGGTCGTATTTAAGAACGGCAGTGGTGGGGCAACCTTGTTAGATATGGTTTTTAACACTTCAGACGACACGCAAGTTAGCATCCCTGACCACGGTATGATTTTTGATGATGAATGTCATGTAACCCTGACAAACATTACATCAATAACAGGGTTCTTCGGCTGATGGCTAGAAAGCCATCAAAAATGCCTGCGCGAAACAAAAAGAATTTCCGCTCCACTAAATCTGGAGCGGGAATGACTAAGGCTGGTGTGGCTGCGTATCGTAGAGCTAACCCCGGTTCTAAAT